GTGTTGCCCCACGCACCCGCTTGTTGGCCGGTGCCGATCAGTTCGAGCGCAAGGTTGGTTGAGTACGTTGACATGATGTGTTCCTTTTTTTATTGTTTGGCAGCGGCGACTGGATCAAGCGTCCATGTCACAGTAGATGCTGCAATCAAACTTTCAATGTCTGTAGCTGCCGCAATTGCTGCACGAGCTGTTTGAGCTTCGGTGCGAATTTGAGCACGCCAAGTCTTCCAACCTGAGTCTAATGCCGTGCCAGTTTCAGCAGCTTTAACAGCCATGTAATCGCTTGGAGACAGTAAAGAATGAGCCGTGGCATTGATCTGTGCTGTGGCGCTGTCTTTGAGCTGAGTCAAGTCTTTGGGCGTTGCAGTGAACGTGCCGTCAGAGTTTGCGGTGACCCAGTAGTAGCGATCATCAGGGCGTGGCTGATCCGCAACCTCCGTGATGCCAATAGCTTCTTTCTCCGCAAGCGTTGAAAGACGCAACCAGTTGGCTGGATATTGCACACCGTTGTGCTCAAAGGCATTGTCGGGGCTAAGTGGTTGTCCGTTTAGTAAAAACATGAGTTACCTCGCTAGAGAATTTTTGAATGGGTTTTCGGCAAAAGCCGCGAAGATGTACGTGCCGCCGCTTGCGTTCATACTACCCGCAGCATCACGCAGCTTGAATCCGTTTGACAGCAAATCGAAGTTTTCCGAAGTGTCTTCGGCGTTGCTTAAGTTCGGAAATAGCCTGTTTTGGTCTGAGTTGTATGTGCCGCGAGAACTGTCAATGATTAGCCAGTTGCTTGTTGTGTCGGTGCGTTTAAACAAAACAAAACGAGGACGGAAACCCGTGTACACAAACGTGCCATCAGCAGACCCGTTGCCCGTGTATGACCCAAACTTGCTGAAGCCTGCTACATCAGTCCAACAGTAAGCAATAAATGGAATAGACCCCGCACTACCAGTTCCAAGCGTGAATACGGTTGAAGTAGGAGAAGTGTTGTTCCATTGAGTTGAATCAACCGTAGCTGCAAGCGTTCCGTTTAACTCAAGGTATTTAGTATTGCCAATAGCGCTATGGTAAACATACCAGTTGTAAGCGCCGTTTCTACCGCGAGTGATAATGAATGTAGGAGCAACACCAAGCCCATGTCCAATCGTTGCTGTACCGCTTGCTTGCGATGTAAATGTCACCACGCTAAATCCAGCCGTAGCATTCACGCTCACAGTTGATGTGATAGAGCCATTGGTGTTGGATGATGATGAGCCAGCGCCTGCTTGCCATTGCCAAGCCACATAACTATCTCCGCTTCCGTTTGTGTCTGCATAACCTCCCGCAGTAAATCCGTTTGAATTAAATGCTGTAACAGAATTAGAAAATGTTTGTTCTGCCGTGGTTGTATTTGTCTGAAGTGCTTTTGTAGTTCCTCTCAAAACGTCATACAAACTATGAAAGTTTGTTGCGCTTCTATCTTTAGTCCAAACAAAGTCAGGTTTGAACGACACGCCAGTTGTTGTGTTGGCGCTGTTCAAAATGTTTTGCGTACTGCCATTACCCGTATACGTCGTAGCAGCAAAGTAGTTAGCACCATTGCTGATTGTTGGCGTTGGCAAGTTGTATGTGTTCAGAGCCACAAAGCCTGTGGGTGGGGTGTAGCTGAATGGGCGTTGACCGAAGTTAGCCACCACTTGAACTGTTCGCCCGGAAACACCCGCAGCCAAACCAAAAGCAAACAAATATGTGTTGCTTGGAATGCTAGAAAACGCAGGGTTTGTTCCAGCAACAGGGTCACCAGAAGACATGAACGTGCCATTTTTACCAAACCAAAGTTTTCCAGTGCTTGCGTTAAAAGCAACTTGCACAATGTCATTGGTAGTGTAAGAAGTTCCGCTTGCAGATGAAGCATTGTTGTTTGCATATGCTCCACTTGTTTGGTACACCGAATACCCATACGGGGAGTATCCAATAGCGCCATAAGTACCGTTTCCTAATGACCCAAGTTGGTCTTGTTGCAAAATGCCAATATCTAAGTTTGTGCCACTACCAATTTGCAAAACTGTAAATTCCGCGTACCAAGAACCAGTGCTCATGCCAATAGTAGAAAAAGTTCCACTTCCACCAGCGCCTGATGATGCAAGCGTACCGTTTAGATTGCCGTCTATTGTTGTTCTTGTTGTGTTGGTATAGGGCTGAGTGATTGGATTCAATACAGCATAGTTCGCCGCTGTCGCACTTGTCAGCGTTGGCACATCTGTCATGCTGTCGTATGTAGTTCCAGCAGTCAAAGAGATGTTGTTAGCAAGCCAATTATTATTGTTTCCTGAAACATCGTCTGCAATATTTGGAGCAGCAAAAGGAGTTGTTGTTGCAGTTGTAACAGTACCCACGTTTGTGATCGTAAAAGCGTTTGTGCTGTTGTCAACAATGGTTGCATTTTGCAATGTCAACAACTGTGTTCCTGAAACAGCAGTTAGTGCCGCAACGGGAGGGGTGAAGTTTGAAGTGTAAACGGCGGTGTTGGTAATTCTGACGTTTGATAATTGACCAGCCAAAGGCCAACTGGCGTTTCCGTAAGCGCCAATACCAAGTGCTGCCGTACTGTTGTTCAATGATCCCGAAACAGTAGTTGACCCTTGAGCAACGCCATTCAAATACAGCGTCATGGTTGTTCCATTGACAACCATTGCAGCGTGATACCAAGTGTTTGTTTTAATTGAACTAGACGGGCTGGTTACAGAATATTGGTTTGCACCATATTGACCAGCGCACGAAAGTTGACCGCTTGAATTGACACCAAGCTGAGATGCTCTGTCTGTCCCACCACCGTCAACCCATTGACTAACGATGGACTGAAAAGATGGAGATGTGGTGGTCACATAAAAGAATGCTTCCAACGTAAAGTTGCCGCTAAATGCCCAAGCATTGTTATCAGGTACGGTCAGGTATTGACTAGAACCATTGAATGAAGCCGCATAAGACGTTTGGCTTTGCAAACTGAACGGCAAGTAAAACCCGTTAGTCCCATAAGTACCTGTGTATTTGATAGGTTGCCACACACCTGTGATTGCGTTGTATGCGCCAAACGATGATGGTGTCAGCGCTTGACCGTCGATAAAATTAATTTCGGTGAGATAACCGTCAAAATAATTTGAACTACTGTTTTGACCAATAATATGTGAGTTGGCTGTATTTAAAATTGTTTCAGAAAAAGTGCCCGTTCCAACACTAACACCATTAATATAAATAGTATTTGATGTTCCATTATGCAAATAAACAAGGTGGTACCAAGCAGATGGGTCACGATAAACGGCAGAAGTTGTTAAACCAACACCGCCATTGCTGTAAACAACTAATTGGTCTGATGTATTAAATAAAATCCCATCAAACTGAGAGGTGCTGCAACCAAATAAAGTTTGCGTAGCACCAAGTTTTCCTCGTTTTACCCAAGCAGAAAAAGTAAAAATTGATTGAGATGTTGCAGTGCCAAAAGTTCTATTTAAATAAGCAGACGCAGACGAACGAAACCGCAAGCTGCGATTGAGGTTGTAGCCACTTGGGTTGCTTGCAGATAAAACTGGAAACGTCATTACGCCACCGCCTGTGAAATTCCTTGTTGGTACAAGTTTGTGCCATCACTTCTGAACACGAAGTAATCTTTTGCTCCAGCGGCAGTTGACAGAGTTGGTGCTGTGCCGTTTGCCCACTTAAACACTGAGTTCCATGATAGCGTATTTGATCCGCCATTCTGGATCACCGCAAGGGCATAGAACGCACCGTTGGACAAGTTTGTTGGTGCACCCATGGTGCGGTTGGTTGAAACAAACGTGAATGTTGCCACTTGACCTTTTGAGGTGTCCCAAGCAATTGTTGCAGCGTCAGTCAAGTTGATGTTTGGCGCGTATGTTGTGCTTGGAATGGATGTGATGCCTGTCGTGTTGATGGTCATTGCATCAGTCGCAGAGCTGCCAATCACAAGGTGAATTGCGTTTGAACCGATTGTGCCCAACACCAAGTCGGTGCTGCCAGACAAAAAGAACGCATACCCAGCGGCATTGATTGAGCCTGTGCCAGTGTAACCCGATGAGTTGATACCCACGGTGGCAAAGTTGGTTGTGGCCGTTCCTGAGTCGTTGTAAACAATGAACTCAGTCGAAGCGGCAGTGCCGTTTGACTTGTTTTGCAAGACGGCTTGCAAATAACTGTTGGTCGTACCAACGCCATTTGACAAAATGCCTGTGTCGCTGAAACTTAGCGTGCCACCAATTTGGAAGTTGCTGGTGTTTGACGATGTCAGCGCAGAGATGCTCAAAGACGCCGCAGGAGCAACGAATGTTGTCCCGTTGAATGTAAACGTTGAGCTTGATTGGTACGCGCTGGTGCCGTTGCCATACGGAATATAGTTGGCCGTCAAGCTTGACAAACCTGTACCGCCGTTTGCGACACCCAAGATGCCTGTAACTTGAGTTGCCAAGTTGACAGTACCAATGATCTGTTTTAAGTTGCCGTTGGTATCGTAGCTTCCATCGGTTGTCCAAGTATCCCCAACCTGCAAAGTGACTTTGACAATTGTTCTTGTGCTGGCAGAGTTTACGTATCCAACTGTGACCGTTACCGCCGCTGTGTCGGTGTTCTCGATGGTGATTGTTTTAACAATGCGTCGAGTTGAAGACGATGGTGATGCAACCAAAGTTACCGCAGTGATGCCGTTTAAAACGCCGTCGTTTGCACCCTCAACAAATGTTGAACCGTTGTTGTCGGCGTAGGCTGCAGTGAAGTTTGGATTTGTGGTGGCGGCAGCGCCGGACATGACCGCTGTAATTGATTTTGATGTTGTGTCTAAAATAAACATGAGCAGCCTTTATCCATTGATCCACGCATAAGCGTAAGAGTTTGTTTGTTCAAAACCAACCTGCTCTGCAGGATAGTCACACCACACATTGAGTGCACCCGAAAATGTCACAGCACTGCCAGAGTTGCTTGACGACAAAATGGTTGTGCGTGTCAGTGTTGGCCCTGAAATTGAATACGTACCAATGCCAACTTCCCAGTTTCCAGAACTGTCTGTTGCAGTGTAATACGTTGTATTTCCATTTCCAATGACTGTGAAAGATTGAAACCCCGTCACAGAACCTGACAAGGTAAAACTGACAGTCGTATTGGCTGTGCCTGTCTGTTGTACGCGATCTGCTAAAACAAGTGCCATGTTCTTTCCTTATTGGATGTCATTGACATCAGTCCATCCAGCAGAAGTTCCTGTGTCCACCGCACTCCATGAAACGGTTTGCGTATCATCCACATTATTCCAGTTTGCAACCTGAGAGTCCACAATTGCAGCCCAGCCATACAAACTATAAAGCTCTGCCGCAACAAAGCCCTCAAGGATAGACTCGGCAAAATGAGCAACAATGCTATCCACATCATTGACCGAAATGTTTTCAGCCAAAGATTCCAAAAACGCAGCAGAAGCAACGTAGGCGGCAGCGAGAGAATAGTTTTCAACAATCGTGAAAAACAATGCATTGCTAATTGTTTCCACATCAGCCGATGTAAACGTTTCCACCACCGACGCTGCAAATTGAGCAGAAATTACATCAGATTCAGCAGAAGTAAATATTTCTGTATCACTTACTTCAAATTGCGCGTTGATGGCCGGAGAATCCGAGGAACTATAGCCTTCAACAATACCTTCATACAAAACAGCATACTCTGCATTTGTATCGGCTGAAGTGAAAACTTCCGTGATTGTCTCAAGAAACGCAAAAACCTGCGTACTTAAATCTGCCGAACCGAAGTTTTCCGTAATAGAAAACGCATAGACATTATTGCCAAGCGTCGCAAACGGAGTTCTAGCAAATGCGGCTATGCCAAACATCTACCACCCCTTAAGAAGTGGCTGTTGTGCTGTACGTAACACTTACGGTATCACCTGCAGTTGTTGCTTTGGCTGTGCTAAACAAGCCTTCTGAGTACAACGTGCCAGCAGTAGAACCCTGTGTGCTTACGGCACCTGTACCCAACACCAAGAAGCAGCCATAGACTGTGCCGCCGCCACCAGTGATGGTGTAGGTGATGGCCGTGGCTGTCGAAGATGTCACGTTGGAAGGAGTCGAGCCAGTCGATGTGGACGACGCAAATACTGCTGTGCCCCGCACTGCCGATCCACTAACGGTGTAGTTGGTGAACTCAGTCCATGTATGCGAAGCCATTGTGTCGGTGGCCGCAGCGGTAAAACTGTTGCTGATCAAACCAAGGAAGGGTCCTGTGACGCTGTATGCGCTGCCTTTGAGCAGCGTGTCCAACATCAACTGTTTGCCAATAGCAACAACCAAGTTGGGGAATTCATCAGCCCACTTCAGGTTGCCATCTTTGTCTCGGCACTCAACGTGGTACCAGCCTTCAACGCCCATGCCCTCGGGGATGGTGGCCTTGGCCTGCATTGTGGCAACAGCGTGGTCACCAAAGTTTGAAATTTCATTTGCCATATTCGCTCCTTATGCGATCCGGATGATTGCTGATGTGTTTGTTGCTGATGGAAACTGCACGGTAAATGTCCCATTGGAAACTTTGTCGTTGCCAAAATCCAAAACACAAACCGCTGGGTTTGTTGTGCCGTTGTTCAAATAGATCAAAGCGCCACGCGCCGTGATCGCCCCAGTCCACGCAGCGTTAGCAAACGAGATATAGGCCGTGTCGCCACTGGTCCCCGTTGTCGGGGTTTGCGTGATGGTCAACAGTTGGCCACCTGCTGCGTAGCTGCCGCCCGTAGCCTCGCCCACACTGGTGTAAGCAGTGGTTGTTTGGTTCAACGTTGCTGCGTTGGTGTACAGCGCAATGTAGTACGTGCCCGAGGTGAAGTTGTACACCCCGTTCATCAAACCTGTTTTGAAGGCGTCGCACGCCCAATTCCCAGTGAACGCCATATCAAGTCACCACCTGACGATATTGACCAGAACGATAAGCGTCTTGACGCTCCAGACCATCGCCCAAACGTTTGGCCAATTGAAGGGCTTCGTTGTACTTGGCGTTGTACGCTGCGAGAATGTCGGCCTCACCTTTCATGTAGGTGTAGGCTTCGACCAAACAACCATACAACAGCACGGTGTCAAAGTTGTCACCCAACCAAGAAGTCCCATTTGGGTTGGTAATTGCCGCCACAGGGACAGAAAAGCCCGAACCCGTGCCTCCAATCGAAGAATTTGCTGCTGAGAGGACATCGCCAACGGTGTATTCACACCCCGCAGAGCTAAGCACAACAGAAGTCACGGCGTTACCCGCAATAGTCACGGTAGCCAATGCCCCACTTCCTGTACCCCCTGTCAGGGGCACATCAAAATATGTGCCGTTGGTATAACTACTACCGCCTGTGACCGTGCCCAGCCCTGAAATGATTGCTTGGATGATCGAAGCTGGGTAGTAGTAATAGTGCAACTCAACGGAATAGTTGGTGTCAGGCGTTGGGCCTAAGATAAAAGATAGTTCATTCGTAATTGCACCGCCCGAGATGGTTGGGCCAAACAGCGCGTAGTACGAAGGCTGGCCAGTGCTATTGGGCGCTGGGTAAGCTTCACGGATGAAGTTGACATCTTTGTTGAGCAAGAAGTTGTAAGCACCGTACGAATCAATCACCGCCAACGAATAGACGGAGAGAAAGTCATTAGGTGCTGACAGATATGGGTTAGTCATTGACACAGCCCCAGTCACATTTTTGCGCAGCGATGGGAACTGAATGACGTTAAAAATCCTTTGCTCTGCCTGCTCGATAAAACGATTGATTTGCGTATTTGTAGAGACAGTTGTTCCATCAGCCAAGTACATGGCTGGGAATTGATTCTCTGTATACGACTGAATCGCGTTAACGAGCTCTTGGTATGTCATGCCATTGGGCCTCGGGCCATCACGCCTTTAGTTGCTGCGCCGGTGCCACGGATTTTGATGCCTGTGGATTTGGGTTCGCGGGTACGGTTGCCTACGCTCACACGGCGTGCAGGCATACCACCGGGGGTTGATTCATCAGCGGGCATTGTGTTGGGGTCGGTTTCATACTCGACGCCCAAATCAGCTTTGCTCAGCGCTTTGCCGGTCATGGTGTGTGGCTTCGCGTACTCAGAAGCGGGCTTGTTGTTCTTGGCCATATTAGCCTCCGCGTTGGTTTTTTGCACGAGCCATGTTACGACCAACGGCACGCATTGCTTTGCCGGTCACGCCGCCTTTTTTGAGGCCAGACAAGTTGGTCTTTTTATTCTCATGCAACTGTTTGTCGTGCATACCAAAAGCTTTTTTGATGAGCTTCTTGTCTTGCGAGATGTCGGACTTTTCGTTTTCCATTTTTGCCATGATCGGCTCCTTATGTCGTTGCGACTGTAACTGTACCAATACTTACGCTCAATGCCAAGTTATTTGGCGTCAGCGCAGCGTCAAAATATTCAGAGCCTCCAACAGGGTTCCACCCCCATTGGAAAATCCGACTACCACCTTCGTTAGTACCTTGAGCCAGAGGGCTGGTACTCGTGCTTCTGATGATCTGCAGCCCGCTATTCCCAGACACAGTGTAACTGCGATCAGGGCGTGGGTCTCTCAAACCTTGCGGGTCATCGA